GGTTTACTCTTCACTTTGGCCTTCTTATCAACGAACGTCCACCCGTCTAGATAGCTGACACAAGAGTCAGCCACCCTACAATAGGTGTCAAAAAGTTCGTCAACGTTAATGCCATACACGTTGTCGAGGAACCCGGAAAAAGAATCGAGATCGATGGTGGGAGTGTCGCGAATTCGCTGACGTATCTCCGATGGTTCACCCATTTCTGCCAACTTTGTGGCACGAACGTCAAACCAAGGGGTTTCGCTCATCGTGGCTGCTTTTTCGAGCAACAAATCACGGATATACGGGACGAATCTGTGTTCATACGCGGCCGACATATACTTGCCAGCCATGTAATCACGGTCGTTGACTGAGGTGTTCTGATTGGCCCTCAAATTCAACTTTGCCAAGACTCGCCCAAATTGTGGTACTGGACGACAACCATTCAATGCCCGAACATAGCGCTTTCTGTAAAAAGTGCCATGGTCCCTGGATTTAGGAATTACTACTTCAGCGGTCATCCCTGCGGTCTTAACAACCGCTTCAATTTTATTTTTGACCGCTTCAGCGTCTCCTTCTACTATACCCAGATAGTCGTCGCCACCATGGATGTTCACGGACTTTGCCACTCCAGCCTCCTTCATAGACTGGAGCATAAGTGCCATGCCCACAAATGAATTGCCTGTGGTTGTGGTGCTCTCGCCTGACCAGCGCTGCCCAACCACAGTTGCTTCAATTCCGTACCGAGTCCACACTCGGACGCTTGTGTTGCGAGCAAACTCGCGAACAAACCAATCGGGTGCCCCCAGTTTCTTGTAAAACATAGCCTCATACTTGCGGAATGCTTTATCCTGTGACCCATCATTGTTTTTCATGTCCGACTCAACCATTACACCTCCCGCATTTCCGATAATGTCTCCCATCTCCTCACCGGGAACCCCACAGGCAAATATAACGACATTTCCTGTGTTGAGGGGATTCTCTCTGGAGAACACTTTCTTCATGCGCCTAGTCAATTCCATGACAATAGGCCCCGTCACTGCGTTGTACACATCAGTACCCTGGTACACAACGCGGGGTTGGGAGCGATGATCCTTGAGTAGGACTTCCTGCTTTGCGAACACATGCTTACTGTCGCCGTCATAGCGCATCTCACCACTTTCCCATGCAGCAATAAGTCTTTCGGCTTTTGCTGGCCTGCACGTCTCGAAATATTGATCCAACATTTCCT